CTTTGATTTTCACTAATAGCTTTAGTTTCATATCGTTTTGAGATATTTGTTTTTAATAAACCAAGCTTATCTTTGTTGGAAGGCTTATTAATAAAGGCTTCACATTCACGAATAAACTTATCACTTTCAGATCTTTCTATTGGTTTATTACTTGAGGTGGTAGCTGGTTTGCTGTCCTCAGTTTTTAACCATGCCTTATCTTTATCGTATAAAGAAAGGCCAAAGGAATCTCCAAATTGCATTAAGGCACGTTTTCTAGCATCACTTTCAGCCTCTTTTATTGCTGATTCATGCTTATCTCCAACACCACCCATACGGCCATGCCCTGCTCCTGTTCCTTCTCGGATAACATTGCCAACAGTAATTCGTACCTTTGCAATATAAGAAACACACTTGGGATCTTCAAAGACTAAAGATGTTTCTATTGTTTCAGATGACCAGCCATCAAAACCAAAGATGCGGTTTGCTTCCTGTATAACGTGCCAGCTTTCAACATAAGCCAATTGCTGACCACCTCCACCACTACGGAAAGAGACATTTTTTTTGTTAATTTTTTGATTTAACAGTTTTTTCTGTTCTTCATTAAAACTCATTTTTCTAAAGGGGTTGTAAATGCCCATCGGGGCAAGGATAAAGATTGTACTCCTGTTTGACACCAGCTTGGCCAATCGTCAAGCAGGCGGCATTCGGCAATTTTATCTAATGCACTTCTACTAAGGTTTTGACCTTCTTGCAATGCTTCCTCATCAAGTTCCCATAAACCAACATCAAATGGATATTCAGACTGAACTACAAGAAAAATAAATCTTTTGGCCTGTGGAATCCCATTGAGATAATGTTTCGCTTGCAAATGGTACTTAAATGTGGCTACTGCCTTTGCAAAGTCTCTTGGGTTTGCACCTGATCTACTGGTCTTCAAATCAACAATAGTATCTTTGTTCAACCAATCTGGTCGGCACTTACAGGTGATGCCAGAAATGTCATCATCCCACCAGTATGATTTCTCAGCAACACCGAAGCTTAATAACTTCTTGGCATAAGGTTCAGCAAATACAGCATCACGCATTTTAATGGCATTAGACCAATCTGATTCTGTAACAGCCGTCATACCTTTTTCTTCAGCTTCTTTTGCCTCCTCTTTACCTTTCTTTGTAGTTCTGGAACTAACAGCAATAAAACGCTTTTCCAGTTCATTTGGTTCTAAAACTGCACAATGGGTCAGAGTGCCTAAGATCATTGCACTTGTTGGCTTATGCTCTGGTCTGTCAGGATTAAGAAAAGAGTTCCAGTAAGCTTTAGGGCCATGAGCAACCATTACCTTTTGCATTGATGCTGAGATAGCAGAATCAGCATGGTAATTTTCGTTTGATATTTGGGTTGATCCTGTTGTCATGGTCTGTACTCCTCAGAGTGTGGGCCATATTGCATAAAGATCCGAGGCCATGTTCTTAAAATTAAAGTCTTATCATCAGGCATTGCTACAAGTCCAGCCTGTGCTAAACGCTTTAAGAATGGACTTGCAGTTGGTGAATCAATTACAGAGGCAAATGTATTGAAGATTTCTTTATCGGTCATAGTTAAGATTAGGTTGCCGAGGTCGGAGCGTTCAGGGGTTGGTCGCTTCTTCCTCGGTTTTTTATCAAAGCGTAGCCCAAGTTCATATTCATTCATCATTAGTTTTGACCTCCTCCATAGGGGTTTTTGATTTAACAATGTTGTGAATATGTATTCTTTTTGAATTACAGGTAAAACCCTCTTTTGCATATACAGCTTTTAACAAATCAATAAAAATAAGTTTTAATTTTTCTTCTGTTTGTTCTTTTGTAAAGTTTACATAAAAAAAGAAAGTTTCTCCTTCAATATCAGGGAGATAGGTTTCAGGGCCATCTTGCCACTCAAAGCCTGATAATTGATAATAAATCATCGCTTAGCAAGCTCCTCACAAGCAGATTCAATGTTAAATGTATGGCAATCAATCTGAGTAGATTTTGTTAATGATGCTGTAAAAGCTAAATAGCTAATACCAAAGATGCAAAGGTAGAGGAATGCGTGTTTCATGGGGTTGGTTTCAGGGGTAAATTAATAATAACTAATGGTCAACAGTTGTCAACCTTTAGTCTTTATAAGGTTGAAGGTGCAATGTGATATTCCAATAAGCATTGCAGAAATTTTTACTGTCCCATATATCTGAATGACAAGTAATATGATCTTTTATCATTCTGTCAATCTCTTCTCGGTTATGTTCAGGTAGTTCCATTTGGAACTGACGATAAAGTTTCTTTTTACCTCGTCTTTTAATAATTTTCATCTACTTAACCTCCATTGGTATAAACTCTGGGAACTCTTGAGTTAGTCTTTTCTCAATAGTTTTGTAATCCATGTCGAAATCTAAAATCATCTTTTCCCTTTCGGCTTTTAGATTCTTTTTTCTTTCTTTGGTTCTTTTGATCTTGTCTTTTAGATTCTTGATTTCATCAAGATAATATTTGACTCGATCATCACAACCTTTAATTGATTCGTCTTTCTGTTCTAGTTGTTTGAAATAACCTTTTGAGTCATAGCCCCAACCGTCATAGTTATCATCATCTAATGATCTTTCTAAATCGTAGAATCTACAATTTAAATCATCACTCCATAGGTCGGACTCTTCTCCGCCTAGTTCAAACATTCTTGAATGAAATTTTCCAAGAATCGGAAAGGCTTTTTCAGCCCATTTTAAGTAGTGTCCTGCTTTCATTTACTTAGCCTCCTGTTGGTTTAAATAATCTTCAACAGATACATCTGATTTCATAACAAAGTTACCTTTGTAAGTACAGGTGTCATCTGCGTCAGGGTGGTTTGTAAACTCTTCCTCAAGTCTGTTAGTTTCTAGCCACTCAGCGTCAGTTCTTGGTCTGCCTAAGTTTGCTTTTGTGTTTTCAAGTTCGTTGTATCTTGTAATGATTTCTTGAATAGTTTTCATTTACTTAGCTTCCTCATAGTTAAGAACTTTAAATGTCAAACAATTTTGACCGCCTTCCATCTTATTTGCTATTTCTTCAGCAGTAATGTGTTTTGGATGCTGTATTTCAAAAACAAAATTTGTTTTGCATGGAGTAAGCTCATTGATCTCAACAGCTTTGAAATTTAATAAACCTCTTTGACCAACAACACTAGCTTGGATTGCTTGTGGTGCTGCTGTCTCAGGGTGGTCAATTTGAAAAGTAAAATTTGTTTTCATTTGAGGGGGTTGTCTCTATACCTTTTATTATAGTCGAAGTGTCAACAACTGTCAACAAGGTTTCATTACTTGTACATCAAATCCTTTTTCCTTAAGTTCATCAATTCTATATTTCTGCACTTCACTTAATCTGCCCTTTGGCCCTTTGACCTCAATGAATTTAACCTCATCTGGTTTCATACAAATCAAGTCAGGCAATCCAGCTTTGTTGCACATAATCAATTTGATCACCGTCCAACCCTCCTTTTCGTATCTGTTGATTAGCTTCTTTTGATATTGCTGCTCTGTGATCACGATAATGGTTGATCGTATAGTTCTCCTTTGATTGTACTACCTCAAAAACTTTTGGCTCTATACTTTTTTCTGCAAAAATATAATGTACCTTATTACTTCGATCCCTTCCTAAATAACTGGCTCTTTCTCTGCCCTGTAAATAGCTCAAGGCTGAATAATCTATTCCTAGAAAAACAACATCATCTGCACTGCTTAAATTCACTCCCTCCCTGCTACTTCTAACCTGACCAATAAAAACTTTGTCATTATTACTATTAAAAACAACTGGATCTTCAGTAATACGATCACCAAAAACTTTTTTAAGCATTTTTTCCTCTGCCTTGTAACAATACATAATCGCAGTTTTGCCCTTAAATGTATCTCTTATATATTTAACCTTGCTCTTATCAAAAATCACTGTGCCATGTCTTTCTGTTATCACATGACCATTGAACAACTGCTTTAATTTGCTCATCACTTTAACCCCAGTATCAGCTAAGACACTTCTTCCTTTTGATTTTCCTATAACACCTGTTTTAATAATCCTCAAAGCAAGCCTATAAGTTCTTTTGGACATTTTCACTAAATGCACATTTTCTTCTACTTCCTGACTAAAACCAGCCTCTTTTTGCGTCATATAGACCATAAATGGCTCAATATCTCTCTTAATTACATTTACATAGGCATCTGAATAATCTTTTACAACAATTCCTGTTCCTACTCTTTTTTCTTTAATGTTAACATAATCGTTAGCCCATTTATAAAAACCATTACGGCCATATCTTGAATATTCACTCCAGACATCATGAGTTAAAGCAAACTGGTGATATAACTGTGACCAACTTTCTGGGCTTGGTGTTCCACTCATTAAAATAATTATTCCATACCTCAACTTCAAAATATTTTGTTGTCTTTGTGATGGTTTTGGAAATGCTCCAACACTATGGGCCTCATCAACGATGACAATATTCCAAGATGTACCTTCAAAATTTTTTAACTGCTCAAAATTTGTAACAACAACTTTATCCGTTAAATCCATCAAATCTATGTCTTTTTTTATACTGCTTATCGCTTTCTTTTTTGTAATTATTAAAACCTTATCTTCATCCATATTTTTAACAACTGATAAAGCAACAAGTGTTTTTCCTGTCCTACATTCACCACTTAAATAGCCAAAACCTTCACTTAGGCAAAGTTCCATTAATTTTTCACTAGCTTCTTTTTGGTATTGTCTTAGTTTTATCATTTTTCTTTCACTATAAATGTTACATTAATTTGATCACCAAACACCTCTTCAACTGCTTCTTCAATTATTTCTCTGCGATTTTTGATCATTTCTTCCCAGTTAGGTGATAATGCAATCACTACCTCATTTAAAGCAATACACTTAAGTTCGGCTTGCTGTGATAAAAGCATTTTTGTTGAAGGAATCTTACATTTTTGCAGAATTGCACTCCAATATATAGCTTTTAACTTTTCTGGATGCTTAAACATTGACTCTACTAGATTTAGTGGTATCTTACCCTATAGTTACACATAAACAACCCTAGATATGGAACAAGAGCAAACTTTAAAAACAATTAATATTCAACTTTCACAAGGACAAATAAAATGGCTTGATGATAATAAAGGGTCTGAATCAAGGTCTTGTTTATTAAGATCCATAGTTACTGAAAAGATGGATCAGGCTGCATAAAAATGGATATAAAAGAAGAATTACTTGGCTTACCAAAGCACTGGGGTTTTGTTGCCGTTCAAAATAAAAGACCATATCAAAACGATTGGCAAAATAATCCCCTAACACGTTCACAACTATTTAAAGAAATATCAGCCAAAAAATCCACAGGTATAGGTGTCTGTTGCGGCACTCCCTCTGGTGGGCTTCTTTTTTTAGACCATGACGGCCCTTCCGCAGCAAAAATATTAGGTGAATGGGGTTTTTCTCTATCCTCTTTACCACCCTCTTGGATGGTTACTTCTGGTCGGGTCGGTAGGTTTCAAATAATTTATCAAGTGCCAGAAAAATATTGGTCAACAATTAAAACTCGCAAATTTCAAACAGGGGTAAAAGATGAGGATGGCTCTGTTGAACAAATAGAACTCCGTTGGGATGGTACTCAGTCAATAGTTTCTGGCAAACATCCAATAACAGATGGTTATAGGTGGATGGATGGTAGATCTCCAAGAGATATTAAAGAAATAGCTGAAGCTCCTCTTGCCATAATTGAAAAGATGATGGAGCAAAAAAAGAAAAAAACAAAAACACCACAAATTCAGACATATAATTCAGATTCAGATAAGGCACGTTCATTACTTCAATCAATAAATCCATCACGCTTAGATGATTATGACTCTTGGCTAAAAATAGGAATGGCTGCTCATTCTGTTGGTGATGATTTACTTTTACAGGAATGGGAAAATTTATCACAAAAGAATAGTAAATATAAATCTGGTGAATGTGAAAAAAAATGGGCTTCGTTTAAATCATCTGGTGTCTCATTAGGCACTCTGCAAAAGTTTGCTACAGAGGATGGTTGGACACCACCACCACGCAGCTTTCCAACATCAATAAAACCACAGGAAAAATCTACAATTATTCCAACAAAACTAGAACAGCTAACATCACAGGAATTGATAAATTTTTTACGCAATCTTAAACAGGAAATAAGATTTAATATTTTCTCTCATTCCATAGAAATGGATGGCAAAGTTTTAAAAAATATTGAACTTTTCTACTTAACACTTGCAGAACTTGGGTATAAAGTACCCAAAGAAATGGCTGTGGATTGCCTTCTTAAAGTAGCCCATGAGAATGAATACGACCCTGTAAAACTTTATCTTGATCATTGCTACAACGAAATCAAACCAGAACTATATGGCATTGAAAGAATGGCTTCAACATATCTCAGGCCAGAAGATCAAAATTTACCAGAGCCGACCATATATGACACCATGCTAAAACTTACTCTCATCAATGCAGTAAGAAGAGCTTTCATGGCCGGTTGTAAACATGACACAGCAACAGTATTACAAGGCCCACAGGGAATAAAAAAATCTTCTTTCTGGCAAGTACTATTTGGCCCTTTCTTTTCAGATGCCCTCGGTGATATTTCATCTAAAGATGATCTGTTAGTCCTTCACCGTTCATGGGGTATGGAGTGGAGCGAAATTGACGGGGTAACAAGCCGCAAACACGCTGGTGTCATCAAAGCATTCTTATCAAGATCAACTGACCTTCTCAGAGTTCCTTATGGCAAGGCTGTAGAAGAATGGCCTAGAAGAGGCATTATTGTCGGCTCGACAAACAAAGAATCAGGTGTATTAATAGATGACACAGGCAATCGTAGATTTCATATAATACCTTGCACGACAAAATCTATAGATCTTGATTCTTTTCAACTTGAGAGAGATAGCCTGTGGAGTGCAGCCGTTCACTTATTTAAAAATAAAGAACAGCATTTTTTATCAACTGAACAGGAAAATCAAATTGAAAAAGAAAATCTAAAATATATGGTCGATAGCCCTTGGCAATCTGTAATTATTAATTACTTAAATGACCCAGCAAATGCAGTTAAAGATATAACCATAGAACTTTTATTAACCGAAGCAATAGAAAAACCAATATCAAATCAAACAAAATCCGACACCATGACTGTCTCATCCATTCTCAAATCCTTACATTATGAACGTAAAAGAAAACGATTGGAGGGAACACCAAAATGGGTCTGGTTCTTACCTGTTCTCTCCCCTGTTCCCACTACTGGGAACGGCTATAACTATCTTATATATATATGTTCTCTATGTTCTCTATGTTATATATATAAATATAATAATAGGTATATTAGGGGTATATATAGGGTTAGGTAAGTCTTAAGCATTTCTGGGAACACATGGGAACGTGGGAACACTTATTAATCTCAAATGAGTCTCAAATTACACAAATATCATATTTTCTCTTTTGCGTGTAACATTTACTTAAGTCAACACTTTTATGGCTCGTATAACTAAAGCTGAAAAAGAAACAAGAGTAAATAAATTTGCTGAAATAATTGCAAAGGGTGGTCGTAGATCAGATTGCGTTGCTTTTGCTGCAAAGAATTGGGGGGTTACTGGTTCTGCTTGTGATCCTTACTTAGCCGATGCCAGAGATAAATTAAAGGCTGATTTTGATTTAGAAAGACCCCAAATGGTTGCAGAGCTTTTAAATCAATGTGCAACCCTACAAGTTGAAGCTAGAGAAAAAGGACATTTACACATTGCTTTAGGTGCTATCAACACAGCCGCCCGATTAGCACAGATTGTTTCGTGAGTATTTTAGATACAGCAAAAACTGGAAATGTTTTATATGAAGTAGGTGCATATAATCTTCCAACGACACAAGAAACAATAGACAGGATTTATCAAGATTTATTACCTCATCAAGAAAAATTCTGTAGAGATATTGACCATAGAAAACTTGCTTTAGTCTGTGGTTTTGGTGCTGGTAAAACTTATGCTTTATGTTCTAAAGCTGTAATGCTTGCCTGTATGAACATCGGTCATGTATCTGCTGTTTTTCAACCTACGGCTCCCATGCTTAGGGACATTTTAATTCGCACATTAAATGAACTATTAGACCAGTGGCAAATACCTTACACCTTTAGAGCATCACCTTTACCTGAGTACCAACTTTCTTGGGAGGAAGGAACACATACAATTTTGTTAAGAACAATGCTTACATATCAACGTCTCCGAGGCCAAAACTTATGTGCAGTCGGATTTGATGAGGCAGATACTATCCCAAAACGTGATGCAGAATCCGCTATGAATATGGCACTTGCAAGGTTAAGATCAGGTAATGTTCAACAGTTTTATGCAACAACAACCCCAGAGGGTCATGGCTGGGCTTTTGAAACATTTGAAAAAAACAGAAAATCTGATACTGCATTGATACAAGCAAAAACGGCTGACAACCCTTATCTTCCAGATACGTTTATTCCGTCTTTATATGAGAATTATCCACCGCAGTTAATAAAGGCTTACCTCCTTGGTCAATGGGTCAATTTAACCAGTGGTCAGGTCTATAATAGGTTCTCCAGAGAAGATCATGTTATCGATAAAATCCCATTTGATACAAAGATGGAAACTTTGCTTGCTGGTGTGGATTTTAATGTAATGAATTGCAACTGTGTTGTAGGTGTTAGGGATGGTGAAAAGCTAGTAATCATAGATGAAATTAGTAAACAAAAAGATACTGATGCTTTGGCACAAGAGATAAAAAGACGCTACCCTTCAAACAGAAT